AATTTCTGTAAGACGACTTCTTTCGAAGTAGAGTTTCACACAAAGAAGTGAAACTTAACCTATTTTAACAAATAGAGAAGAAAGGTAGTAATTAAAGAGAATTTAGTTGCTATTTGTCGTAGTACAGTCGTATACCTTCTAATTGCTCAGATATCTTAGTTGCGATTGCAGCTGAGAATGAAGGAATAATGTCAAAATTTCTTTGGACATAAACTTCATCACTGATAGGTATGGTAAGAGACCTCATGAAAAGAGGCCAATCACCACCTTCCAGTGTATCTATTCTCCTAGCGTTCTTCTGGGTTTGCATATACAATTCCTCTACCTTACCATGTATTTGTAAGATAGGGATTGCATATATCAAATCCAGATCCAGATTGAAGGGAGAGTCAGGGTCAGTGATGATCAGGACTAACTGAACAGCAAGTTCTCCAAGGGGTTTACCCTTAGAAAGGCGTTCAGAAGAATTAGATTCAGTAAACAACAGTAAGGCTGCAGTCTTAAATAAATGAGACGCCGTCATATCTGTCATTTGAAAAGTCCGAAATGGTGGGATGTTCTTAGCCTGGAAGAAGAGTTTAATTCCTTCTTCAGCCGAAAGAAGTCCCAGAATCACTCTTGTGATTATTTCAGTGACTTTTGACTTATTAGCAATATCTTTCCTTTGTTTCGTCCTCATATGTAAAACATACGAGTAGAAACCAAGTATAATATCGTAATAACTGAATTGTGGTACCCAACTTTTTAACTCCTGATTGATAAGGAAAGACACAAGAAGATGATATCTCTTGTGAACTTCCTTAAGACCTGAGATTGGAAAAGCTGTTATTTCCACACCTCTATAGACAATGCGTTTTGCAAACTCGAAGAAATAAGATGAGTCATGCGTTTTAGCAATACTATATGGTATGTCCAATTCTTTGAGAACGCTTTTATACTTTTCAGCTAATTCTCTGTCACCAATGACCAAGTCGTCACCGAGGAGAACATAATTCGATCGCTTCCAATCCTTCTTGAGCTCCATGCAACAATAGAACAACACATAGTGATGTGCTAATGCGAATGAGGCCCAAGAAGAATAGGCGCCCAGAGGATTACCAGTTTTATACATTAACTGATGACCTTCCGGACTCCTAAAGGGGTAACCGACCATTATGTCTTTCCAGGCTTCGCAGTACTCTTTGGGGAATCTACCTTCTAAGACCTTTTGAATTAAACTAATAGGAAACCTATCAGTTGCATCCTTAAGATCTACAGAAGAGTAGTAACCTGGAGATAACTTAGAAGAAAACGATCCTTGATCAAAGGTACAGTCTTGAGGAATCTTCCTAAGAACCTTTTTGAACAAGTAAGTATGCAAAGGACGCAAAGCCGTTTGTGACCAATAATCTAATATTGCAATCACTCGGACTTTGTCTTCCCTATCCGG